CGAAGTGCTCGGGCTCCTACATCGTTCAGGAACTGGAAGAGCTTTTTCTGGCGGTCACCACCAGTTGCCTTATTAGCCTTTACCAGCTCATAGATCTTCCCATTGCTCTTGGCAAGAGGATAGTAAATGTGCTTGATAGTGAGGTGCTTGAAGTTCCACGGCTTTCCACGTTCCGGTACCGGGATCTCATACAGCCTGTACCACTGATCGTAGAGCTCATTCGGGAACTCTTTCTCGTACTTTTTCGCCTCCTCCTGCACATAGGCTTTGAAGGCGGCAATCACCTCCTCTCGGGTTGCATCGTATCCAGAGAGGGCATAGACCAGCCCCTTGATACCAGCCTTCGCAGACGCCGACAGAATCACTTGCGCCTGTTTTACGACGGGGTCGTAGGTCGTTCGCAGCTTTCCATCGGCCGCTGCTTGGACGATAGCCTTACATACGTCAATTAGCAGGGTAACGTCCTGCCCGTAAATGGCCTCAACTGGCGGCTCGCCGGGACCCGGGGGCAGACCTTTAAAAATCAACGGCTTGCCCAGCTTTTCGAGCAATTCCGCACCCAGGGCATTAGAAATCGCCGCGCCTTGCATAAATCGATTAAGTGCAGTACCACTACTGCTCTTGATATTCAACGCTGATGCGAATCCGCGCTGACTGATGACCGCAGATTTCTTGGAGTCATTCAAGACATAGCAGTCGATATCAATTCCAAACTCTTCCTTGAAATTGCCACGCTTGATCGCCTGCAAAGGTCGCGCGTCAGCCCACCTTGCAGCGGCGGCAGCTTTGGCGATTTCCTGACGCCGCGTCTCGGGAAGCGCATCCGCGCGCGCTTTACCTCCCGCAACTTTGGTCATGTTCTTTTTCGGCTTCTTGCCACCGGTATTGCTAGAGTCATCAGTCATGCAAGCATCCCTACATCGCTATGTGTGCTTGCATTAGAAGGCAACTCGTCCCGCAATGCAAGCACTTCTTTTTTCTCCGATGCTTGCAGCCATCCTTCACCGCACCCCCCTCGGGCGCGCGTCAGGGCCTGCACTTCAGTGACTTAAATGATCCTAAGACTGCGCGCCATCAACCGGGGCGGCGCCGACGCAATCGCTCAGCTAGCGATCGGAATGCCGTCACGATCTACGAGCTGTTTCCTGAAGATCAGAACCGCAGGAATCGGCGCGCCGTCTATATGGGACAGCGATACCTCGTCTTCATTGGGATGACGGGGATCCGGAAAGCCATGCGAAATCACACCTTGGGCTGCCAAGTTCGCGTCGTCGATCGTATAGATGGAACCCGCTTCGGCGAATCCGTTGGTCGCGAAGTCCAGAGCAACTTCTCTTGTTCGCGTAAACGAAACGAAGCTCCCACCATACAAACCTGCGCGGATCTGGTGTGCCCGCGCAGCGTTCTCTATCGTCGCCGTAAGTCGCAGTGCCATCGGCGTAGAAGCTTCCATCAGCCAAGATCGCAACAGCTGGGCGCCGCACCGTGCGGCTTCAGCACGCCACCAAGTTCATCATCCAGAGGTCGATTTACGCCGCGGATGAGATAGGTCATAGGGTGAGAATAGGGTGGGAATAGGGTGTAGAAAGAAAAAAGGCTCGCACCGCTAAGTGCAAGCCTTTGATCTATCATCACAAATTGGTCGGGACGGCCGGATTCGAACCGACGACCCTCTGCCCCCCAGGCAGATGCGCTACCAGGCTGCGCTACGCCCCGAATATCTGCGATGTTGCCCCGCCGTTGAAGCGGGCCGTGAAGTATAGCGGATCAACGCGAAAAAAGAATCAGCGGCGAAGCAGTTGCAGCACTTCTTCCAGTTCCACGCGGACCTGCTTGATGATCTGCTGGCTGAGCGCGGCTTCGCCACGCGCATCGGCGCCATCCAGCCGCAACCGCGCACCGCCGATCGTGTAGCCCTGTTCGTACAGCAAGCTGCGGATCTGCCGGATCATCAGCACGTCATGGCGCTGGTAATAGCGACGGTTGCCGCGGCGTTTGGCCGGCTCCAGGCTGGGAAACTCGGTTTCCCAGTAGCGCAGCACGTGCGGCTTGACGTCGCACAGTTCACTGACCTCACCGATGGTGAAGTAGCGCTTTGCCGGTATCGGCGGAAGCTCTCTGTTACTGCCCGGATCCAGCATACGCTTCCACCCTTTCCTTGAGCTTCTGGCCCGGACGGAAGGTGACTACCGTGCGGGCGGAAATCGGAATTTCCTCACCGGTCTTCGGGTTGCGACCCGGGCGCTGGTTCTTGCGCCGCAGGTCGAAGTTGCCAAAGCCGGACAGCTTTACCTGACGTCCATGTTGCAATGCTTCACGCAGCACATCGAAGAACGCGTCGACGAATTCCTTGGCTTCACGCTTGTTCAAG